CTAGTTTTTTTCTATTTAAACCATTTTTGTTAGAAATTATTAAATTAAATATTGAATCTCTTAAAACTTGTGGGTTATGTCCTCTTGCTGTGATAATTGCAAAAATAGATCCACCATTAATACATTCAACAAAATCGTTCCAAGCAGGACCCAAAGGGGCTGACATACTATCAATAATAAAATGTCTGTCACCCTCTTCTTTAAAATATCTAAAAGGATTAGGGGCAAACCCAACAATAGTAGTTCCTTTATAATTAAATGGTTCCACACCTATTTGTTGTCTATGTTCTGCAAAATCTTCTGTAGACATAGGAATTTCTTCTTCGTTTTCAGACATTACCATAATTTTGGTTGGCATGTACATTAGATTATCATCCCAATCAAATGCGTAATACATTAAGTCGGGTCTAAACCCTTCATTACTTAATTCCGACGAATAAATACCTTCTTTTATATTTTTATTGTAAACATAATTGTAGACATGTTCAGAAATATTAATTTTATTTCTAACGTAATTTTTTACTATACGACTGACATTCATTTCTTGTTAAGTTTTTCTAAAAGTTTTTCTAATTGTTTTTCAGTAATAACAATATTTTGTTTTTTTTCTGAAAATGTTTGAGGTTCTCTTTTTTCTATACTCAACATCTCCTTAATAATTTTTTTTTCTATTTTCATAGTTTTATATATATTAAATTATGGGGGTATTTCTACCCCCTTTTTTTTTAAACGTCATCAAAGGATGCTCCTGTTGGTGTAATAACAAATTCTATATCTATATATTCTAAAGCTCTTGTTGGTTTTAGATAAATTTTACCTGTCATTGTATTAGAATCTAAATCTTCAGGGGTGTTAGAAACAGTAACTCTAAAGTCAATCAAACCTCTTTCTCTTCTGATTTCATCTAATATTGGGTTAACAGAGTCTAAGAAATCTTGTCTAACTTTTTGGTCGTTTTGTTCAAACAATAATCTTACCGCCACCGCTGAAATTAATTTTCTAGCTCTTAATAATAGTCTTCTAACATTAATTCTATCAAGTGCGGATTCTTTAACTTGTAAAGTTTTATTACCCCATATAACTGGACCAACATCTGAGAAAGTCGCTATTGGGTTAATTCTACCTTTATAAAGAGTATCTCTATCGTCTTGTGTTAAAGTTTTTCTTGCTCCGTTTCCATTTTGGATTCTACCTCTAGTATAACCTGCAGATGCGAACCAAGGTTTAAATAGCTTATCAGTTAATGCTAAGTTTCTACAAACTTCGGCAGTAGCTGGTAAATACAACTGTGTATTATTTTCACTATCAACCGTTCTTACCCACGGGTAATATGTTGCAGTGTAGTTAGAATCAATACTTGAAGACTCTAAATTTTCAACCGCGGATTCTGGATAAATTAACAAACTACTATCAAAACTTCCTGTAGTAAACAAGTTGTAGTCAGGAGTAGTACAAATATAAATTGAATCCGCTCTGTCCGTCTCAATCATTTCAACAGCCTCTTCTACTAAATTACCATTATTAACATAATCAATACCTGGTGTTACAAATACATTAATATCAACTGCTTCAGGATTTTCAAATGTTTTTTGTCCCCATAAGTATGCGTAGTAATCAGTATTTGCGTAAACTTCTTGGTTTGGTCCTGCTATTTGTTTAAATAAACCTGTACCTGTCGCGGTTGGGTAAGTTGCAGATGCTCTTGATCCTTTTAACCAACCTGTTCCACCTAGAGTAAATCTATCTGTGTTTCTTCTTGATTGTGTGTATATATCCCATCCATCAAAACCACCGTAAGCATAAAAAGTAAACTTACGAGAAATTAATTTGTAATATGGGTTATCTTGGTCAGAAGGATCACTTTGGAAACTTGTTTCTCCACATTGGAATGCAGAGTACCCTGAAGTGGGCCCTGTACCTCCTCTTAAAATTACAGTTGCCCCACTATCAAAGTGGAAGCCTTGTGTTTTCCATGACCATTCAGTTCCTTCTTGATCTAAAGTGCCTGCAGGTGCTTGTTTACCTTTATATTGGAAAAAGTCTGTATCATAACCAACTTGGTCTGAAATTCCTAAATAATTTTTAGATACTCTATCTCCACTTCCGCTTGATAAAATTGGTGATCCAAACGCTGGATTATAAATTGTTTCGTTAGGTCCGTAATATTGAGATTTAAAATTAATAAATGGTGGTTTACTTGAACCATAAACTCTTTGTATATAACCTTCAAAACCACATGGTAAAGCATCTGCAGGAGCTTCATCACTCATTTCTAACATTATATATCTAGATTTTAGAGGGTATTCACCGTTGGATGTACCAACTCTATTAGCTATATAGTTATTTTGTCTTGGGTCCATTGAACAAGTAAAAGACTCTAAAATTCTAGGATTGGCATCTGTATCAAAGAAATCTCTTACAACTAAATCAAATGTTCCTGAATTAAATGATACATTTCTTATTGTAAATTTAACTTGTCTGTTAGCCGATGTACCATCAGAAATTAAAATTATTTTAAAAAGTTTATAAACTTTATTACCTCTTAGTTCTGAAACAACATAAGGTGTTTCAGGTGTTTGGTATCTATCTAAATAATACCCAATTGAGTTCGTATTAGGTGTTTGTCTAAGTCCAGGTAAAGCAACTAATGTTGAACTTAGTCCTCTAACTTTATTTTCTAGTTGAGCCACTTTTAAAAATGCTGGATATGATTCCTCAACAAATAATGGGAAAGTGTCTCTGTCTTTACCATCGGCAAAGTTTGCAATACCAAACACTTGTCCTATAAAATTAGTTGACGTATAATCCATTGATGCGTTAAACGTAAATGTTTTATTATCATCGGTAGTAAGTCCTGAAATTCTAAATGTTGCAAATGGATCTGAAGTCATTCCTGAAGATTGTGATTGTACTAATGTAACATTAGATGTCCCACTTACTTTATATACAGGTCCATTATCATCTATATATGTTGCTAAACCTCTAGATCTTAATGTTGCAACAACAACGTTGTCATACTCATCATAAACATCTGCAGAATAATTGCTAAACCTTACTGAAAATACACCTCCGTATACCCCACTACCAAAAGTTGTAACAGTACCACTTAAAACAGTACCAAATCCATAACCAAAATAATGACCTACATCATTTGTGTCTTGATAATATGTAAATTGGTTACTATATAACCAAGGATCATATGAAGAATCCCAATTAGTAACTCCGTCAGCTAGAAGGGTAGGTACTCCATAATATTCGGTATAAGCCGTAACACCCGCAGGATTTGATGTTGATGCGGTAACAGCATTAAATGTTGTTGAACTAACGCTACCAAAAAATAGTGCAGTTGTACCAGTTGACGAACCACTAACAGATCGATATATAATTTCTTGTGTCATTTGTAATTCCACTAATTGTGAAATAGATGAATCTATACCGTTTACATTTGTGAAAGTATCGTAATACACTCCTGATAATTGAGACGGTACGATTACGTTTGTAATACCTGAAGTTGTACCCGTAAAGTAAATTAGTGCCGATGAAGAACCAGTTAATGATATTGTTGAGGGATCCTGATTACCTATTGTAACAATTGACCATGATGGTCCGGCATCATAACCTGATAAACCTAAAATTCTAGTCACATATAACTGATTAGCCTCACTTAAATAAGATTTAGCTATATATGCCGCTTCGTATTTTGGTATTTGTGTACCAATGTATTTTTCTGGATTAATTCCACCAAACACTATACTAAATTCATCGTAATTTGTTATAAAAATAGGTTCAAAGGCAGGACCCCTAAGAGTTTCTCCCACAATCCCCAATGTAGTTACCCCGACTGATTGAGTAACAAATGTTAAGTCTCGTTCTGATGTGTACACACCAGGTGATACAAAAACTTTTCCGTTAGATGCCATTTTAAATTATTGTTTTAAATTTTATTTTATTTTATAAATACTTGTTCAAAATGAAAAAAACTTTACGTAAAACAAATATTTATGATATAGTAAGAAAAAAATCTTCCTTTTTTCTTCCTTTAATATTTACTTTTATGAAGAAGATAAAAAATCTAAAAATATCAGAAGAGACACATCAATTATTAAAAAAATATTGTGATGAAAATGGATTGAAGATATATAAATTTCTAGAGAAATTAATAATAGATAACTGTAAGAAAAAAAAGGATATTTACGGAGAATAATTAAAGAAGGTAAAACGTTGTGTCTATAGAAGATGGTGATGAGTTATCTTGTTTTATAATATTAATTAAAAGAAAATCATTGTTGTTTATTTGTATCTTAGATAGATTATCCCCAACATAATTATTATTTACAAATACAGAATATGAAGAAATATTTTCTGTTTTTTTTATAGAAATGTCAGCATTATAAAAATATGTTTCACTAAGTCCTGTTACTCCATTCGCATATTGAAAACTAAAATCAAAAAAGTTTGGTCTATTTTCGCTAGGTTTAAATTTATTTTGTCTATTTCTTGTTTCAACTTCGTAAACAGTTAAGTATCTTGAAATTGCGGGTGAAACTTGAAATTCTTCTTCGTCTATTAGTAACCCTTGCATCAAAAATTTATAATTTTGTATGTAATATTTTCTTTTTTCAATTTCTTTAACAGATTCATCTGAAACATCTTCTAATATTATTGGAATGTAATGACCCTTTATCTGTTGATATGCTTGTCTTGAAGTAAATTTTTGCATAACAATTTTATTAAACTCGTTGAGTTCTCTCATTCTATTACAAAATATCTTTACGGTATATGTTATATCAACAGGTATTGGTTGTGGGATTTTATAAACGTCAGCGCCTTTTCTTTGACCATCCCATGTAGGTACAGTTGCGTAAAAAAACCTTAACCTTTCAGGAATATTATATTTTGTTACAGGATTTGTCCCATATTTTACTTCGGGAGATCTTAATGTACAAACAAAAGGTAATTTAACGTTCTCATCTAAATCTTTAAAATCCCAAGTTTCAGTAAACTGAGCCCAACCTTGTGTTGTTATTATTTTATCTATTGTTGGTACAAGTTTTGTGTCAACAACAAGTTTTAAACTTTCTCTAACAAATTCTAACATACCACCATCTAAATCGGCATGTAATAAACCTTTAGGTAAAAAAGTTCCTTTTTCTTGAATTTCGTCAAGCATCTCTTGTCTTCTTTCCCTACCAACTTTTTTAGGTATTAAAGGTAAATATTTTTTTTCTTTTTTAGGTAGTGCCATTATATTCCGTTGAATTCGTTTTCATTTACAGGTGCTCCAATTATTGATCTGTAAAACTTTTTATAACCTCCGTAGGTGTGTTTATTATCCGCATTAATTCTGCCGTCGTTTACAACGGTATAATATCTTACTCTAGATTCCGTTTCATAATATCCTATGTAGTCTCCATATTTTATGTCTACACCTAAAACATCTAACTCATGTTGATAAACTCCTATTTTTATATTACCCGATTCCATTTGTGATAGTCGACTATCCCCCAAATCTTTGTTTTCAGGTGCCTCAACTTGTACATACCCCTTAAATTCTACAGGTGCTAAAAATTGTATACCATCTTGTAACGCTTCTCCATAAACATCATCTTTACTTGTTCTTTGTCGGTCAACCCTATATAGAACTAAAGTGAAGTTTAAATCTCCGTGTAACCATTCGGTACCCATTTCAATATCTAAATTAAAGTCTTCTTCCGAGAAAAACTTATTTAACCTTGTGATTGGAACTTTTTTCTGTGACATATTATATAAATACTTTGATTGATTTTTTTATAATGTTTACTATTTTTATTTATATTATAATGGAAGAATTAATTTCAAAAACTCCCGAAACAAGAGCCCTTCAATTATTAGATGATTATGTTGGGTCAAATAACTATATCTTGGCATTAAAAAACAAAAAACAAAATAGTAAATCGTTTACACCTACAAGGTCACAAGCTGAATACATAATTAATTTTCATGGAAGAATACCAAAAGTTGCAAAAAAATGGGTTAAGTTAGATTCTTATTTTGGTAAAAAAATGATGGAAGACAAAATGTTTACAAAAGAACCATCAGAAATATATGTTGAAAAATTACTTGTAGAAAAAGATAAGTCATATCATATTTGGGGTAAAATATTTAGTGGAGAAACTTTACATGATTTTTGGGTTCCTAAGTCTGCACTCATAAAAGATAATGAAGTTAAGAATGTTGTTATAGAATATTCTAAATATAACCATAGAGCACCAATGGACCACCAAAAAGAAGCAATTGAAAAACTTGTTAGAAATAAAAAGTTTATTTTAGCTGACGACATGGGACTTGGTAAAACAACGTCAACAATAATTTCAGCACTTGAAACAGGATCGAAAAAAATATTAATTGTATGTCCCGCATCTTTAAAAATTAATTGGCAACGCGAAATTGAGAACTATTCAGATAGATCCGTTTATATTGCTGAAGGGAAAAAATTTTCAACTGAATCTGATTTTGTAATTATAAACTACGATATATTAAAAAACTTTCACGACCCTAAAAAGAAAGACGAATCCATAATTTTAAATACTAATTTTGATTTAGTTATTATGGACGAAGCACATATGATTTCTAATCCACAAGCACAAAGAACAAAAATTGTAAATGATCTGTGCGGTAAGGTTGAAAGGGTTTGGTTACTTACAGGAACACCGATGACATCAAGACCAATGAACTATTACAATCTTTTAAGTTTAGTTGAAAGTCCTGTTGCCGCAAATTGGATGGCATATGCAAAAAGATATTGCAATGGTTTTCAGTTTAGTGTTGGAAAAAGAAAAGTTTGGAATGTGACGGGAGCGTCAAACTTAGACGAATTAAGAGAAAGAACACAAAGCCATATTTTAAGAAGATTAAAAGAAGACGTATTAGATTTACCCGATAAAATTATTACACCCGTATATTTGAGGCTAAAATCAAAAGACTACGAAGAACTAATGGGTGAGTATTTTAATTGGTATGATAACAACTCAGAAGAATCTTCATCACTTACAATCCAATTTGGAAAACTAATGAAGGTAAGGAAAGTAATTGCTGAAGAAAAAGTTAAAAATACAATTGAGTTAGCAGAAAATATTATTGATCAAGGAAAAAAAGTAATTATATTTACAAACTTCACAGATACTTTAAAAACTATTTATGAACATTTTGGAAAACAGGCGGTTTATTTAGATGGGTCATGTTCAAAACCTCATCGTCAAAAGGCTGTAGACGATTTTCAAACAAATGATAAAATAAAAGTATTTGTTGGAAACTTAAAAGCCGCAGGTGTCGGTATAACTCTTACTGCCGCGGAAGCAGTTATTATGAACGACTTATCATTTGTTCCCGCCGAACACGCACAAGCAGAAGATAGGTCCCATAGAATCGGTCAAAAAAACTCAACATCCGTTTATTACCCATTATTTGAAAACACAATCGAAGGGGTAATTTACGACATCCTTAATAGGAAGAAAAAAATCATATCAACAGTAATGGGCGATGATATTATGGAAGACGCGTCGGCAATTGAGGAAATGTTAAATTTAATTTCTTCTAAGAGATGATATTTATAATATATGATATTCAAAAAACTGCATAAAAAAATTAATTTTATTGAAACTCAAATAGAGTCTCATTCATTTAACAATGAAAAAATAATTAACGAAATTAAAAAAGTTTCTATTGAAAAATTACCTTATGATTATAACGCATTTGGTTCTTTTATTGATTCTGAAACAATGAACGTTCATTATAACAAACATTACAAAGGTTATGTTGAAAAATTAAATGCTGAATTAGAAAAAATTAAAGGGGAAGAATTAGATTTGGAGGAAATTATTACTAAAATTTCTAAATTTAATAATAAAGTTAGAAATAACGGTGGAGGTGCTTTTAATCATGCACTTTTTTGGAAAATGCTATCCCCAAAAAAACAACAAGTTCTAGATCCAATTTTAGGTAAAATTAATAAAGATTTTGGTAGTTTTCAAAAATTTAAAGAAAAATTTGAAGAAGAGGCTAAAACAAAATTTGGGTCTGGATGGGTATGGTTAATTTTAAAAGATAGTGGGAAAATAAAAATAGTCACGACTTCAAATCAAGATAATCCATTAATGAATACAGAAAAAGAACGAGGTTATCCGTTACTTGGGTTAGATTTATGGGAACACGCATATTACCTAAAATATCAAAATCAAAGGGACAAATATATAAATAACTTTTGGAAAGTGGTTAATTGGGGGTTTGTAAACGATTTATATACTACCCAACTCAAAAGAAAAAAGGAAGGTACTGATTATTAAATTGGTGATATTTATATAATAAAAAGTTATGCCAACTACAGTCATTATCCAAGAACCAGAAAGAAGTCAACTATATAATAGAATTAGAAATCTTTTGGGAGCACCATTAAGGGGAGTTGAACTCGAAGATGAGATGTTAGACTCTTACCTACAACTATCAATCGAAGATTATGAACAAAATGTCCAAGATTGGTTAATAGAATCCCAATGGTCTTCTGTTGCCGGTCTAGATGTTGATGAAAGATCTGTTGCAAGAGCATTAGCGACAAGGGATATGAATTGGGAAACTTCGTATACATACGCATACTCTAAGATCGTTGGTTTACAGGCGGGTGGGGACTCAGTATTAAAAAAAGATTACATTGATTTAGTTCCAAACCAACAAATATATGAAATTCCGGCATGTAGAGAATTTAATGAGCTTCTTTGGTTTGCTAGAGCGGAATTAGACGCAGCATATTTTGATCCATTTATGGGTGGTTTTGGTGGTTTTGGTGGTATTGGATTAGGTGGAGGTGCTGGATTTTCACAGATGGGTACTACAGGTAATTATTTTGTTACACCGGCTTTTGATATTCTTTTAAGAATGCAAGATATTAACATCAAAAGAAGAATTATTACAGGTGATTTAACTTACAGATTAACCGCGTTACCTGAAGGAAAAAAAGCACTTCATTTATATAATGTACCTGGCGGTAAATTTGATTTCGGTAATATTAACTTCCAACAATATCGAGTTTGGTATTGGTATTATGATACATTCGATAGAGAAGATTGTTTAGCAAATAACCCCGATG